GGTTGATTTTTTAGTAATCGCCATTTGGAATTACTCCTTTATAATTTTTCCGTTTTCGTCAAAATCAATCCCAGAGAAATATCCGAAATGAGTAGTAGAAAGACCTCGATTGCGGCGGTCATATCGTGCTTCCATTTCGTCAACCATATCCAATCTGGATGCGGGTGAACCGTAAATAGAAACTTCGGGCTGACCTTCAGAATCAGTTTTAACCATTATGTCATCGTGTGGATCAACGTCCACTCCGGCAATCGTGTCTTTTTTACCATCAACTTTCAAAGATGTCTCCCCAGATTGATGCTTTTTTCTTCTCGTTACGCATCTTCTTATATCCATCCGGGTCCTTCAAGGCAAATTCCTTTAGTGATTCAAAACCACCAGTATTTTCTCTGCCCGGTTTACCCACTTGAACTTTAGATGCGGGACGATTAGCAACTTTATCTACGTGAGCTTCTAACTTTTCGAGTCTCATATCAGCGTAGATTTCTCGGTCATCTTCCGGCAACTTAGATAATAACGCCTCACGGCGGGTTGCTTGATATTGGTCAAACGCATCAGCCTTCTTTTGAGCCGATTCATATTTGTTGGTCATTTCACTAATGGCTTGTTCATACTCACCTTTAGCTTCTAAGTCCTTCATACGTCTTGACTCTTTATCGTTAGCGATTGACTTCTTGATTTCATTTAGTTCTGATTTCAAGTTGTTTTTTTCGTCCACCAGTTCTGAGAACCGAGCATAAGGAACTGAATTGACGGTCTGCTTTTCTTCACTTGCAGTTGTAGCGGTGTCCTGTTTTTCGTCTTGGACTTCGACTTGTTTTTCACTCATTTTAACCTCTTGTTTGAGTTATTTACCAACATTGAATGTGACCTTATCTCTGGCATAGCTTTTTATATTAGACTGTATCTGATTTCCCACTTTACCAGAAACCTCTTTTTCTATCTCATTCAATATTTTGCTGTCAAACAAATCGAATCCACGACTTTTGTTTGCTTCAGCTTTTTTAGCGTTAAAGCCAGACAAACCAACTTCAACGAAATCTTTTCCTGTTTTATTCCTCTTTAATTCTCCAAGCATTTTCCCAGTTAATGTCAAATCAACATAACTGGTTTGCCTACTTGATTGTGGCACTCCTATTGGTGCTGCTCTACCCGCTTTTTTCATTTCTGCATATTCATTACTATACCCTTGACCGTGCTTCCCCTTTCCTAACTTTCCACCTCGTACTGATTTCCTCGTGACATTTGCAGCGTGATCGCCAATGTCCGCCCACGTTTTCAATGGTACGTCTGGTAATTCTGATGCTTTTTTTATCTTACGCAAGAGCCTTGACCTCCTCACCTTGATATTGCTCTTTAGAGGTATATCTCACAAACTCGTGTCTGCAATTAAAATGCGTACCCGCTTGAAATACACCGGGATATGATGATTCTATTTCTGCTAATGTCATTGGTCCTCGTGAAATAATGTTTAAGCATTCGTCACTTGTTCTGTTATCTACCGGACCGTCAAAGATATACAGAAAATCATCTGGAGAATTGTTCGCCATTTCCTTTGTCACATTACGACTGAATCTTCTTAACGAATCATTAACCAAACTATTTGCTTGTCTTTCACTCCATCCTACCGAAATCAATGATTCAGCAAATACCGCTTCAGACTGTCGTCCTACAATGGATTCAATCATTAATCGTTTCATTAACTCTGATTGTTCTCCCACCTTTGCACTAAAGAAATTCACATCAGCACGAATGAGTGTTTGAAGTGTTACTTCCGGTACGTTTGCAAAGGCTTCCATTGATTTAAGCGTTTTAACATAATTATTGGTGATTGTATTCATTTCGCCATTCAGTTTAAAGTCCTCAAAGAGAATTGTCTTTAAGTCGAGATCAATTAATTCTTTAACTATCGTTTCGCTTGGTAAATCAGAAGCAAGAAACCTTCCATACATAGAACTCACAAGGTCTTGTATTTTAGCCCACGCCATACCGAATTGCTCTTGATCTTCCATTATCCTTGAAGTATATCAACTAAGTTAGTGGTTTGCGTTTCTTCTGGTTGTTCTTCAGCAACCTCACCTAATAATTCATTCACTTCATCATCGGTCATATCTGGATTCATTTCTTGTAGAATCCTACGCTTAGTGGTTAATCCATTTGCAAGTTCCCAATCCATCTGATTCCGCCACTCTGCCGGATCGTGTACTGTCTCTGGTTCTACGAAATCAATGTGATAATCTTCAGATACATTTACACCGTGTGCTGCAAGTATTGTTCTATCCAGATTAAATCTTTTATATTCGAAGGGTCGCCATATATCCTCAATAGATGCTGCTCGTGCTTCATAGTTCTCTAAGTTCTCTATCTTAACTTGAACACCAGAATTAGCTTGAGAATCGGACCATCTTGCAACCAGATGATTATTAGAAGCCGCATCCTGTATGATAAATTTGATAGCATTAACGATCTGCCCTAAGTCAGAACCGGGAAGTTTGGATAGCGTACTTCCGTCTGGGAGCATCATAATTTCGTCAGTTCCGATTCGGATAGGCTCGTCTTGTTGAATACCAGTTGCGAACTTCACACCTAATGTATCTATTCTTGCGGCAATCAACATTTCAAGATACAATATTGCCACCGCTTCTTGAGCCGTAACTAAGTCTAATGCTCCACCTTGCCAGTATTCATCAACTAATTCTGCGTCACGCTTGGCAAAGGTCATAGGGATTACACCGTATGGATTTTCTTCTTGGTCAAATATCTTACCTCTTTCATCAAATCTAAAATGTTGCTCGTCAGACCAATACTCGTATGTTCTGCTCGATTTATCGTTAAAATTTGCAATAGGATAGAATACTGCCGATTCTTTTGTCTCACCCTGTAGAAATAAAGGGTTATAATAAGGAACTAATTCATAGTTCAATCCATCATCTGAATAATGACTAAGCAATCCCATATTTCCTGTGAGGAATGTCATCTTTTCCATTTGCCGCATCTTTGAATCAATATCTTTAGGTACTTCCTCATTGTACTTATCGTTGTGGCGTGTAGGTACATCTTTAAAAACTAAACTTCGTGCCGATACCATTCTTTTCACAAAATTAGGCAATGCGGGTGGCAGCTTAATTCCACTCTGGAAATACGGTTCTATATATTGAGCATAGTCCCCTTCGTAATAGTCTATTGACTTCATACGTTTTTTTAAATTCTTATCGTCAGCGTGACCAATCACCTTCTTGATTGAACGCATTACGGTATCGGTTGCTAAATCTTTTACTATCATTATGCCTGTCCCTTGTGCATATTTTTATACAAATTCTTTGTCATCATCCCATTCAAGAGGGATTCGTTCAACTGGTTAATTTCTCCCATAATAATCTTTTGCCCTTTGTTGTAGTAGTAAAACAGAACGAATACCGCTACATTCAATGTTATTGATATACCTAATAGAAAATAAATCACGCCGTCCATCCTTGATACGTTACCTTTCGTTCTCTTAGTGGCATTAAATACGACACCGCATATCCCAAAGCATCGCCGCTATGTGAAAGTTCACGAGTTTTGTCAATGTCTCCATTACGCCATACGTTCTGTTCCATATCCATAAGTAAAGTCGGACAATTCTCCATCGTCAGCCTACCTTCTCTTAATAGTTTATTCACCGCATTCACTCTATCTTTAACAGGTGGATTGGCTCTGGGTGCCAAAACCTTGAATCCGGCACTTCTAAGAATATCGTGATCTGTTTGTGCGGATGAAGTTTTTCTCGCTGATCCGGTGCTATCTGGGAAGGTCTTAATGCCCGGATATTGATCTTTTAACCTTTCAGCTAAATCGTAAGTCCCGGCGTTCTTTAATCGTATTTCTGATTCAACGTGAATTTCGTTCTTACTATATCTAAATATGATTCCACTTAACGCATCCACATTAAAATCAATTCCGCATCCTACTTCCCATCCATCTAAGTCGTTGCGGCTAATTAAATGCTTATCACGGTCAAAATCATTATATACTCTGCCTTGAGTTAGATTAACGAATCTACCGTGAACATACGCTTCAATCTGTTCTTCTGAATATGCTTGTAATAAACTTTGTTTGTAATCGTCTGGTAAATGTGGGTTGTCTAATGTAGATGCTTGTATAACGCCAATGTCTATGTCTGGATCATTGGCTAATGTGAATCCCCAGTTTAATTGTTCTGGTGTACCAGTTAGGAATATCTGCGATTTGGTGGCTTCTGGGTGTCTTACACGAGCAATCATTTGTTCAAACACCTCACGCTTTTGTATAAACGGTTCATCTATAACTGCCCATCCAATGTTCGGACCTCGTAATGAATCGGGTTTGTCCCCAGAGCCGAG